CTCTTATGTCTTCTATTGTCATTAAAAGTGGAGTTAAAGAATCGTGTCTACATTTCCATTTGCCACTAATGTGATTAGCCACAACAGCAGAGTCAGTATAAATAATTGGATCATAAAATTCACCCATAGAACATATGAGCAAACCTGATATTACGGCTTCATATTCAGCTTCATTGTTACTTCTTGGTCCTAAACCTCTAGCGAACTGCGCTATTTTTTTTCTGTTCTTATAAACAGATACAGCGCACGCCGCTTCTCCAATTTTTTTCTGACCCTGACCTCTTGACGCACCGTCGCAGAACACCTCTATTATCACAATAAACCAGTCTACTTAGCGTCTACGTCTACATCTATCTCAATGCCTAAACTCTTTATTCTATCTTTAAAATTTTTTAATTGAGTTTTACCATTAACTATTAGAGTAGTGTTAAGCATGAATCTTTCTTTTTTGTATTCAATTTGAGTTGGGTAGTCTAAAGTATTCCTAATCTTTGAATATAATTCAGTAGCTGAATTAACTGATTTATAGTGAGCTATATACAAAATAATTCTCCAAGTCTTTAATATGTATTGAAATCTTTATCATTAAAATACCCCTTTTCTTCTCTAGCTGAGGCAACTTGCATTGATTGTATTTTGTCAATCAATTTTCTAGCTGATTCTGATGCTATTCTAGCCGCAAGCTCCATAGACTCAGCTAGATTCACTATAGCTTCTGCTGTTATTAGTGCAGTATATTCACTCTCAGCGGCCTCTAAAGCGTTTGCTTCGCGCTCTGCCTCATTCTTTCCAACTCTATTTGCTTTATATACTTTCTTGTAGCTTCCTTCTATTAGCTTATACTGAGCTCTTGCCATACCAGCTAATCTTGCAACTCTTCCATAAACATTTGATGTTCTTGCAACTAGTGAAGCCATTTCATGTATTCCCATATCCAGGGTGTCCACATCGGGTATGGATACAAAGTATAAAGAATTGCTACTGTTAGAAGTAT